ATAACGTGTCTTGAAGCCAATTTTTGGCTGGAAGGTGTTAGTGTCAACTGCGCGAACCATTTGCAAAGGAACGTATGGGCAGTAGAACATACCTGCGTCATATGCGTTAGAACCTTTGTAGCCAACAACTGCGAACTCAGATGTGGATGCTGTTGGGAAGTATGGATCAATATAGACCTTGATACGACCGAACATTGTACCAGCAAATGTGTTGCCTGTATCGTCAACTTGCAAGCTAACTTGGCTAGCCAATGCAGATTGATAATCCAACAGACCTGCCATTGCAAATGCGGAAGCAACATCAGAAGAGCAGATTAGGGTGTTACCCTTACCGCGACGAGTCAACTTAGCAATTTGGTTAGCTTCGCGTTCGATTTGGAATGCCAAACCTTTAACTTTTTCAACCATCCAACGACCGTTAGAGTCTGTGTCCAAGTCAAAAGTACCAGCTGTTGTAGTACCAACCAATGCGCCTGGCTTAGCAACTGTGTAAACAGTACGCAGAACTTCGCGGTTGATTTCAGCAAGAATTTCGCTAGAAAGGATGTTGCTCAATTCAGTTTCAGCGTCAAGACCATGAACGGCTTTCAAGTCTTGTGCCAATTCCATTGAGTACTCAGCCTTCAATGCGCGAGTCTTAGCTGTAACGGTAACTTTCTCGATAGAGAAGCCCATTTCAACTGGAGTCAAGCCTTCAGCAGTAGCTGTAGGCATTGCAGTAGCTGTGTTAGCGTTAAAAATCTGGAATGGACCGTCAGAAGTTGTGGACTTCATCGTCAATGCTTGCTGCGCACCTTCACCGGAGAAGCTAGTGTTAGCTTCGTTGTAAAAAGCCTCAGCGCCGCTTGATGCTGCACGGTCAGTACCATACATAGAACGCATTGCGAAAATCATGCCAGTAGGTCCAGTCATTGGCTGAACACCGCAGATATCGTAAGCGATCAAGTTAGGTAGCGAACGGCGAACCAAGCTGATCAAGATTGGATCAAAACCGGCTACTGGACCAGCAGCAGTTGCACCACCACCAAAACCACCTGTACCGGCAGAGTTAGTTGGAGCAGTCTCGTTTAGAATGCCAGCGTCTTTTTGCATCGCTTGAATTTGGTTCTCAAGAACGACCGCAGTAACGGCGCGCTTGTATGGATCTGTGATCTTTGGAAGATCAGCATGTTCTAGGACCGGAGCCCATTTTTGTTGTAGTTGTTCGGAAAGAAACATCTAATATCTCCTTGTTATATGATTAGATTCGGGTTGTTTTTGAAATTGACTGAACGATAGAATTCATGAATGCATCAGAAACTATTTTCTTTTCTGCAACATCTTCTACTTGTTCTTGAAGTGCTGTGGCATCAGCTTTTTTTACACCGGAAGGGAAATAGTTTTCACGGATTGTATCAAGTTTAGTTCTGTACTCTTCCTCTGTGGAATAGTCTACACTCTCTGCAAGTGCTTTGATCTTCTCAACTTGTGTCGCGGCCAAACCTTCACATACTTCGCGGGTTACTTCAGCTTTATGAGCTTCAAAGAGTGCATTACGGTACTCAATAGAACGCTCAACTTCTTCGTCCAACTTGCCGCTTAGTTCTTCAACTTTAGCTGCTAGTTCGTCAACGAGGTCAACTTTTTCAGCAGGAACATCAATGTAGTGTTCTGCAAATAGATTCTTCAAGCCATTGATGAAGTCTTCGGCCAACTCTGAGCGAATACCATTGTCAATAGCGATTTGATTTTCTTCCATCCATTGCTCAACAACGTATGAAAGGTAATCATTTACTTTGTCTGTTAGTTCTTCTTTGACAGATTCAACAGCTTCTTCTAACATGGAAGCATAGTGTGTCTCAATCTGTTCTTCAATCTGAGCAACGCGATCTAGTACGCGAGCTTCAAAGATTGTGGAAACTTTTGTTCTGAATTCTTCAGAGATGGTTGAGTCATCAGCAAAGATCGCATCAATATCTTCCGATACGAAATTGCTTTCTTCTTGCTCAACTTCTTCACTCTTCATAGAATCCATTTTACTAGATGCAGCAGAAGGCTTAGTTGTTGGTGCAGTTGCACTCTTGGATGTGAAACTCATCTTATGTGAGTTGTCATCTGGTTTAGCGTTTTCTGGTGTTGGACCACCAGCATCTGTAATTTCGCCTTCCAGCTTTTGTGGAGGCATTGCATTCTTTCCCTTGCCTGAAGCAAGGATTTCAGCAGCAGCCTCAAAAAGTTTATTAGTAGCCATTTAGGAATCTCCTTTGTTTGTTTATTTATATAATTTACAGTTTCGTTAGAAAATTTTCAAAGAGGCGAGCAGCCACTTTTTCAATGTCTTTTCTTGAGGCACTTTGTATTGCTTGTTTCGTTCTATCAATATCCATTTCAACGAAACGACCTTCAATGAACAACCACTCTTTGTTTTCCATAATACCATTGACGAATGCGCCTGGTGCAGATGGATCAGCAACAACGTCAGCAGCAGTAGCTAGTCTGAAGTCATCGGAAACAATATTGATACCGTCACGTCCTTGGACAAGTGAGCCCATACCTCTTGACGATACGCCTAGACTAACACCAGAATCAATAAAGTTTCTTACGATATTACCGTAAGGTGTATCCAAAACCTTAGCTCTGCCGATAAATCTATTCTGATCATCTTCAGTTAGCGATTCAATCTTGATACATACACGCTCAAGGTTGATTGATGGTGTGTCAGGATGTCCTAGTTCACCCAATGCGCGGTTTGTTGTGATGTACTCTTGTGTGTAACGCCCAACTTCTTCACGCAATGTGCCGATCTTATACATTCTGCGATTACGGTTAGCTTGTTCACCAACCAGAAATACGCCTTGAATGTATAGATTCTTTTTGCCGTCTTCAGCACTTTCAGTCAAGTACTGTACGTCTTCAATTGTTTCTGTAATTAGTTTCATAGGTCTATACTGTATGTTGCTGTTTTGCTCATAACCATAATCAATGTGCCACCAGTTCCATCATTTGTTGCGAATACATTCGATGTTGCTGCATTAGCAATTGCACCGATGCCCATATCTTCTAAGTTGATCGTGTGATTCTTATTCAACTCAAGAACAAGTGTTCCTGTTGCATCATTACCGCGATAAACTCTCCACGTGCCATCACTGCTTGATGAAACGTGTGCAATTGCTGCTGCGGATACAGTTTCAAGCTGTGTGTTAGATGACAGTTGTGCCAACGTAACCAACGTGTTTGTATTTCCTGTTACACGGATCGTAGACTTCGATCTTAGTGTGTTATTAATTTCTTTTGGCATTTATCGTATTCCCATTGATTTGCGGCGGCGCATTGACATTTTTCTTTTCAACAATGTTCTATTCATTCTAGCGCGACCTTTTGTTTTCCAGTATCTCTTTAGCTTTCTAGCTTTTTGTATTCTTGCTGTTGCGGGTATTCTCTTAACAGTATTGCCGGAAATTCTGTAGCCTTTGATTGCAGAACGTCTAACGTTTCGTTGTACAACGATTCTTCCTTTAGCGTTTCTACGAATTCTTCTACGAATCTTTTGGATTCTACCCTGCTTCACGATATTAGATTCATCTAAATCTTCCACAACATCATATATATCTACCGCAATAGCTCGCTTTTCTTCCTCAAGCCTTTTTGCAACAACAGAGTTCATGTGAGCAAAGATAAAATCTCTTGCTTCACTGAGTTTATTCTGTGATATAAGTTCTATAAAATTCATTGTACTTTACTAAGTGCAAATTCTCTAGCTTGTTCAAATGTTTCCGGTGATGTGTGTATCAAATCTACAAACTTTTCTTGATTTTCTTCTGTCAAACTGAGGTACACAGCTTGAAATGCTTCTAAAGTTTCCTCATCAAGCTCAACAATATCACCTGTATCAAGTTCAATTTGTTCAGCTTGAATCATACCAGCATCATCTTGAGTAAAGGGAATAGCAAAATCTTTATCCAATCTATCGTTATGATAAACAGCAACTTTCATACCATTGGGATATAAGCGAATCGCTTTTCTTTTTAGTATTAGTATGAATGGAGGATCTTTTGCGATACTCTCATCTAAGATAATCTCTTCTTTTACTTCTTCCGCATCATCAAATTCAATACGGTGTGCTCTGACTTTTTTACCAGATGCGGATAATTTGAAATCGCTAGTGTCAACAACAGATTCTTTTACAGACTTACGTGCTTGACGATGGATCTGTGGATTATTTGTAATGAGATCAACCATCTTCATAAAAATGTTTTGAATAATTGATCTATCTGCTTGACTGAAATTAGGACGTTCTTCTTCCATCTTAGCTAGAATCTGGTGCATACGTTGAATCTGTGCTTTGTTGCCTAATCCGGCACGAACCAAAGCATCAAACTTTGAAAAGTCTTGTTTCTCTTCTTCAACCACACGCTTGAATTCTTGCAGTGACTTCATTACTCGCCTTGTGTTTCTTCTTCAGATTCAACTTGTTCTTCAGACTCTGGCTGTTCCTCAGTTCTGCCGTTGAACAATGTTGAAGCAACGTCTTGTTTTTTAGCTTCTAATGCATCAAATGCTTTTGCAGATAGCAACTCTTCTAGAGCACTTTTTGCTTCTGCATTTTGACCTGCACCTAACATATCAATTACTTGTCTTGCATCCATAATTATCTCCTTATTTTCTATTTAGCACTCTACTGAATCTCGATACAACCGCATCGTGCTCTGGTGTATCGGATTCATTTGATCCGCGATCTGATATGTTATCCTCAGGTGGAAAATCAGCAGGATCAACTTGTTCCTGATCTTGTTCTTGACCTTGATCTGGTGGCAATGGTCTTCCATCTGGTCCAAGTGGAGTAGGTTCAGGTTCTTTAGAAATTTGTTTATCCATCGCCTTGATATCATCGTCAGTCAATTGAAGAATATTTTTCTTGACCCACTCTTGTGAGAAATATCTTCCAACATATGGATCAACCATACCCAACATTTGCAATCTATTTTGCCACAATTCAGCATCACGCAACTCGGTGAAGTTGTTATCTTTCTTGTAGTCGTAATAAATCTTATCTCTAAATTCTTCCCATTCATCTGAAGTACATATTCCTTTTAGAACCAATTGTGTCTTCAATGCATGATCAAAAATCTGTGAGAACTTGTTGCGAATCTTCGTGATGAACTTATTAAACTTCAATTCATCTCTAGTAACTTCAGTTGATCTACCTAGACCAACCATTCCACCACTTTGTTGTTCCATACGTGAATAAGGAACATTCATGGATTGAAGTAACTTCTTCTGGAAATACTGTACGTCTTCCATCTGACCTAAGTTTTGGCCGGCAGGAAGTGTTGTGATTTCTGTACCTTTACCACCTTCGCGTCTAGGCAACCAGAAGTCTTCTAGCATTGACATATGCTTGCGATCATCACGCAACTCACCTGTGTTTGCGTCATAGACCATTTTGTTTTTGTACTTGACCATCACATCACGCAAGTACTGTTCAGCTTTACCTTTTGGTAAATTGCCTACGTCAATATAGAAAATTCTACGTTCAGGCGCACGGCTAATTCTATAGATAACAACAGCATCTTCAATCATGCGCAACTGATTTAGTGGCTTGATTGCTTTGTGTAGATGGGAAATGACAAATGTGTTCTTTGCGTCCATCATGCCAGAATTGACATTGATGACTGCTTCTGGCGCAATTCTTAGGCCAGCATTAGCTGCCGCTGTGAATGCTTGTGTGGTTGTACCACGATCATTGTAAAGATAGTATTCAGCAACAGACTTGATAATATCTGCGCCAGTTTTTGCATCGCGACCTTTTTGAACCTCACGAACTTTTCTAATTTTTCGTGGATCAATGTATCTTAGTTCCTGAATACCCTCTTTAGGGTTTTGTTCGTTGACGATAACATGATAGTAAATTCTACCATCAATGTACCATCTTCGGAAAATATCGTCAGCTAAATTTGAAAAGTTCAACATCTTGACAACTGTTTCAAACTCTTCGGTAATCTTTTTCTTAATTGATTCTGGTTGCTTTAGATCATCAAGTATGATATCAACAACTCTTCCATCTTTGTCATGTGTGATGGCTTCATCAACAATTTCAGTAATTGCTTGGTCACACTCAGGATGATTAGACATTTCGCGATATCTTGTGATCAACTCAAGTTCATTACGAACTGAGCCTTCCAAGTCTACGTATGTGCCGTAGTGTGCGTTCTGTGTTATCGTTACTGCGCCATCATCCAACGCTTCGGTTGGAAGCGCAAACGAGGACTGTTTAGGGTCCTCTTTTTTGATAATGTCTTTATCACCTAACGTGAAACCGAATAATTTTATTGCCATTCGTATTTTCTTTTCATTATGAAAAGATAGGAGCGAGTGCCCCTATCTTATTAGACTACTAGGTCCTCTACTGCTTCCCACCACTGATAGGTCAAGTTCACAGTAAATTCTTCAATAGTATCGTTAGAACCCCAATCAACATCAATCGCTGATAGGTCTGTTGGAAATAATCCCACAAATTTATATTTCTTGATCACTTCTCCAGCTTTGCTGTATTGGCGAACTTCACCATCAGTGCTATAACCCAGTGCAGTTGCTGCGGCTGGATTACGGATGTTGGTTGCATGTCCATTGATACCATTCATCCAACGCTCAAAAGCGTTACGGATTATAAAGTCTTCATCATTGATGATTGTGATAGACCAATCTTGGAAGGTTCTGTTACCAGCAAACTTCAATTCACGACCAAAATATTGGACAGGAACCGAGTTAACTGTAGAGCCTGGCAATTGAGCAGTCTTACACATGAAGCTCGTTTTTTGTTGTGCGTTTCCTGGCAAAGCGAATGCTGGAAATGGTAGCGTAACCTCAAATAAATTTGGGCGGGCTCCATCTCCCTGCATTTGAGAGCGGAATTCGTTGATGTTAAATGCCATTTAGTTTCTCCTATCTCTATTTATTAAAACTTGCCAACAACTTCTTCAAATGCTACACCAGTACGTACAGCAACGAAGTTTAGTTGGATAAAGTTTATTGAACGAGCAGGCTTGATGTATATGTCACCGACAAATTCGTTACGGTCAATTACTTCACCTGTGTTGTTTGTGGTATCACATACAACTCTGTAATCATACACACCACGGCGACCTTTTACATCACGTAGATATGGCTCAACCAAGTTTACAAATGCTGCGCGTGTGAAGTCATCATTGAATTCAAACAATGAAGAACGTGCTGCTCTAGCAATTGACTTTTCTAGTACGATGAACAATCTACGAACGTTGATGCGATCAAATGCGCTTATGCTTGGGCGATTTAAGAAAGTCTTGTCACCATATAGTATAGTGCCTTCACCTGGGAATGTAACAACTGAGTTTACGCCTTTTTGATACAAAGAATCTCGTTCAGCTTTATTTGGATTCCATGCCAACTTGACAACGTTCTTGATAACTCCGCGAGTTGTTCCGGCTGGTGAGAACCATGGATCACGTTCATTGTCTGTGCGAACACACAGGCCAGCAATATCGCCATTCAACGGTACCCAACGATATACGTCATTGTACTTGTCGTACTGATATTTCCATCCACTATCCACAACTGCATATGAAGATGTTGTGAATGTTGCTACTGTTGCTGCAATGTTAGCTGATTCAGTCCCCGCATTATCAACAACGTCTGCTTTGTTTGGTGAAATGAATACCATACAATCTTTACGTGACTCAGCTAATGTAACTAGCTTGTTTGGTATATCGTTGCCGTTAGTGGCACCAGCCATTAACAACGAAACATCAATTGAATCTGCGTTTGCAAACAAGTCTAATGCTGTGTTAGTATTAGCTGCAACTGGTGAGGCATCTACGCCGTTACCTAGGATTGCAGTGAATGCTGTTGCTAATCTTGCATATGAAACTGCATCTGCTGCTGGCAAACCCCAGTTTCCTAGTCTATGACCACCAAACCACAAGTACTTTGAGCGATTGTTGATAACATCTTTGTAGTAATTGCTTGAACCATCGGATGATTTCGCATCAGATGCCTTTGAAACGTAACCAAATCTTTCAAGAATAGTGTTTGCTGTTCCTGAAATTTGACCTATAATGTCCACAACAATAATGTGCATTTCGTCATTAGCTGATGAACGTCTTGTTGCAAAGTCGGATGTTGCGGGTGCAGAATCAAAATTGTCTGCGTATGTCCAGCCGGTGTATGTGTTTGAATCCACCATTGAAACACGGATCGAGTTACCTAGTGTGCCTGGATATTTTGCGTAAAATGTTTCGCCTGCTGTGTTTGCGCTGTGATTTTGTTGATAATCGGTTTCATTTTCTATCAGAACCGCTGTACCCGTTGCTGCATTACGTGCACCTGCGCCAACTGCACGAACAACGCGCAAATCGCTACCGTAAGATAGGAAGTTGGCTGCTGTGAAGAAAGTTTCGTAGGTGTTGGCGTTTGGTTTACCGAATCTATTTGCAAGTTGAAGTTCGTCAGTAATGATTGTTATCTCATTGACTGGACCCCATGCAAAATCTCCAGCTAAACCACCAATAGTAGTTGCAACAGAGGGAACAACTGTTGTCAAATCTACTTCGGAGGCTTGAACTCCTGGTGACAATTGAAAAGCCATATTTTGTTCTCCTTATTATTTTTATAGAACTGAATCGTATTATTCTATTTATGTTTTTATAAACTTGAGGCCATGTAGCCTCTTTGACCCATATTTGTCCACAAGTCGGTGCCATCAAACTCTTTTTGTTCTTGTAGACCATCATCCAGCTCACCAACAGGCAACATCTCATCGTCCATCTGTAGGTTTCTTTCATCCAACAGTCTCTGTCTAACGTCAGAGTCTGTGATTTCTTTGAAGTATGATTGTGCAGTCAACCAAGAAAATAGCACCAGAGTCATAACAATATCATCATTATTACCCTCTTCAGCTTCATAAGACTCTTTTACCCTGACGAATGTGTTGAGTTCGGCGATGGCATCAAAGTCATTCGTGATGAGTTTATCTGTCTCAATCAGCGTCTTCAAGTTGGCACAGCCAATCTTTTTTACTGTCTTTGATGTTTTTACGCCATATGCAGCACCTTTTTTGAAGCCTGATGATATGTGCTGACCCTTTATCTCATGATGTTCAATCCTGAAGATGTTTTCATACTCAAGGTCGTAGTGAAGAATGTCCACAACCTGTTGACCAACACTGTTTGTTTCCACTAGAACCCAAGCTCTGTTATATCTATTCACCAAATTATAGACATACGTTGGAAATATCATAGGAGATAGTTTATTATCTCTGAATTTAGCAACATGTTTGTATGGCAACTCAGTAACATCAATGACTGAACATACTGAATAGTCTAAACCAACACCTTCAGCACAATCAACTACCGCAATATATGTGTGCCCAGCTTTAGGAAGCTCAAATATTTGTAGATATTCTTCCGTTGATATAGGATAGTTGAACGTTAGCGTTTTAAGTTTTGATCCTGGAATCAAAGTTGCTGATGAACCTAAAAACTCAGTTTCAAATTCTTGCCTGAACTGCTCTTCACTTGTGTTTCTGATTGTCTCATCTCGCCACTTTGCATCTCTACCTGGTACCATGGACCAGTGAACCTCCAATGGAACGTACAAAGAACGCTTTTCAACAGCATCGGTCCACATTTTATAGAACATATTCAGTCCATGTGGCGTTGAGACAATAATAACTTTGGTAGTTTTACCGGATGAAATAACAGGATAGGTGGACGTAAAGAATTCAACTGCCATGTTTTGTGGAACGAAAGCAAATTCATCCAAAAAAACTAAGTTATATGATCCACCACGAACACCAGCCGCACTTGTTGCATATGCAGAAATTTCTGATCCGTTCTCAAGAACAATGTTTCCTTTGTTCCATTCAACAATGCCTTGCTGCATCCAAAGAGGAAGATATTCAAATGCATACTTGATTCTTCCTAGAATATCTCTAGCTAGATCACCCTTGTTTGCGAGAATAGCAATCTTATAATCATCCGTAAACAGCACACACCATAACATGTAACCGGCAGCGGTGGTTGTTTTACCCACCTGTCGAGGCATCTTTGCTATAGAGAATCTGTTTGCATGAAACCCCTTGACCATTTCCACTTGGAAAGGCCACATATTGAACGGTACTAAACCCTCATCAACGTTGACGATCTTGACATACTTCGTGATGAAGTACACAGGATCTTTGATACATTTGGTAATCTCAATTAGTTGATCGCGGGTGTATTCTATTTCAACACCCGCCCTCTTCAGACTTGAGTTACCGTTATAACCACCAGCATATGCCATTAGTTAATCTGCTTTATTTGTTTTATCAAATCTGAGGTTGAACCGATAAACACAGCTTTATCTACCGTAATTTGTGGCTGTTCTTTCTGAGGCATCAGATCGCGTTTCTTCTTTTGTAATTCAATCAAGTCTTTATTGATATCGGACATACTCTTCAGTAAGTTTGCTGCAACTTCATATGCTCTTGGATGATCCGTTGCTGACGCAACTTGTAGGATATTGTCAACAGCAAATTTACCTTTTTCCGCAAGCTCACGAATGTTGTTTCTAGCAAACTCAAAGTCTGAATCAATGTCGCTTTGAACGACAATTGGTGCTGGTAGACTTTGTGTTCCAATAGGATTGATATCAAATATGTCAGCCAATGATTTATCTGTTTTCATAATGTGTCTGGAAATTCAGTAATTGTTGTAGTAAATCCATAATCATCATCTGCATTAGCTGTTGATGGATTTGGTGTTACAATGATGGATATATTTTTGATGGGATTCAAATCTACGGTGTCTACTGTATAAGTTGCATGTGAGTAATCTCCAACAACAATATCATTCTCTTCCAACAAACTAGACATATCAGAAACAACTAATGTTCCTAAACTGTTGTTTGCGAAGTAAACAACTGATCCTGTTTTCTCTGAGCCGACTGTACGAATCGTTTCACCTGTAGTGAATACACCATTACCGGATGCCATGTCCACATACACTTTTTGTGGACCACCAGATAACCTACTGTCAATAAAGATATTTGTATTTGCCTGCCTGATGAGACCACCGACAGTGGAAGTTGCGGGAAATATGTAGCCCTTAACAGTGAATGTCAAATTCCAAATGATCAATCGTGTTGTGGACATGTCTCCTTCATAGTCTATCTGTGGTGTCACAGAATTCAACATGATTGGAATGTCGTATTTTCTACCTAATGTGGGTATCAAATCTACAGTGACTGTAAAATCTGGTGTAAATAGAGGCAAAATTTGCTCAAGAATTTGTGTGCCATCTTCATGATTGCGCACATAAATGTTCAGGTCAAATTCAAAGTTGTATGGAACAGGTGCATACTGCGCAGAAACTCTACCTGATGTGTCATCAACTGCAAAGTTTCTATTCAGTGTATTAATTTTTCTGGAAGAATCATAAGTTAGACCAACCAAATCAAATGAGATTCTTGGCACATATGCATTAATGGACTTTGTTAGATTAGGATCACTTGTCAATCGAGTTAGATATTTTTCTTTAGCGCCGAATGATAGTGGCACTCTTGTTTGCTCATACTCTTGTGTGCCAGATTTATTGTATCTGACCAAAACAAGATCGTTGAAAAGTGTGCCGAAAGCCACAACCATCTTTCTTATTGTTCTATTGTAAAAATGATTATTCTTTAGCATCAAAATTCACCAAATGGATTATTCTCTGTGAAATCGATAATACCGTCTGCTTCAGACTGTATCCTCAAGTTATCGTTTATATCCTCGAAAATATCATTTCCGACTTGAGTGTCTGTGTTTGTTGCAATCGCGCTTCTATTAGCAGAACTTGTATTGCCTTTTATTGTGCCTGTGCCAAATGTTCCCTGAACGCGAATAACTGTAACTTTTGAATGAGGTGTGTATGAGTATACAATGGCTTCAGCATTTGCTGTTGCAACTGAATTGCCCTGATAGATAATTTCGCCAGGAATAAATGAGCCTGTACCTGCTGGATAAACCACATTATTAGCTAGTGCAATATCTGTTCTCTTGTATTCACCAAATGCTTGGTCATCAATTTCTTGTACGCCTGTTGATATAATCTCTTCACTGAACACAAATTGTTTCATCTTCAATGCATATACGTACACGTTTCCACCACGCCCTCTACCTAGTGTGTAAAACATGGCTTGATCATTTTCATGCTCAACAAATGTAATTTCAAAGAAATTCTGCACCAAGGGAATGTATACCAAGTCACCTTCTCTAGCTCTAGATAATGGTACAGACATTGCAAATCTGCGTCTTGCCACCAACAATGTTACTTCATCACGTATCTCTAGACCAAACTTTGAAATGAAGTCACCTTCACCATCCATGCCAGTGACGTTCTCCATATACATCTCAATTGCATGTGCCGTGCGATATTCTTTGAGTGGATCCTCACCATAGAGCATATCAACTTCATCGCGACTTGTGCGTGGAAGATAGTATACGTCCATGCCATTTATTTGCATGGCCTCAATCACCAAATCTTCTACAAGTAATTGCTCACTTGTTACTTGGTGTTGAGGAAAATTATTGAAATAAAAGTTTGTGGACATTTATTTTAGCCCATCATTATCTCTGCTGGAAGCACATTTGTGTTTATCAAACCTTCTTCTAATTCCTTCATCTCTTCCGCAGCTTCTTGCATTATTCTGACACCATCAAGTGTAACACCACCTGGCATCTGAATTCCTGCAAACTTGCTTAGGTTACTTCCCCACTGATATTTGATCTTTGCCGTTGCATATTGCTTCAAGAATCTATCGTTCCACACATCGGAGAAGCCTGGGCGCGTCAATGTGGCTCCAGTTGCTGTTGCTGCAAATTGAGACTGAACGTTTAGTGACGCTGCTCCTGCAATAGAAACAATTTTCTTAGCCTCACCATTGATAATGATTTCATCATCAACAGATAGTTCACTGTTGAATGATGTGCCTGTTCCTATGACTGTGTTTGATGCTGCTGTAACAGACACAGTGCCTGTTGAAATTCTAGAGTCTGGCTCTATTCTACGATAGCACTCAACAATAACCCAGCTACCAACATTAACATCTCTTGTCCAATCAATGTCGAGATACAGTCTATTCATTTTGCGATTGAATCTGACTTGTGGTGTTCCTGAGAACAATAGATTCAGTGTACGAATGTGTTGCATGGTAATTTCATATGACACATAAGACACGGAAGTAAAGTCATACAGATCATGCAATCTGAGTTGATATCTCAAGTCAAACATGTTGACTGATGAGTTTGACTGGTCAAAAGGCAAAATTCCTGTCACAAAGTTGACTGCATCTGGGCAGAAAATGTATCTTCTGTCCATGTCCTCTTGCGTGATCTGATATTTCAAATACATTTGTTCCATGCCATCATAGTGATAGTCATGATAGAATGCTAATGCATCGTCAACTCGGTCATCCAATTGATCGTCATCTATGTTGATTTGAATAACTGGATGACCAAGTCTGCGTAAGCAGTATTCTTTGAATTCAGTTCTTGTTCTAGGTGTTGCCATATAAAATGCCCATGTGTTTATGGCTTATTTATATCTTTAGTGGACCAGGTAATCTTGGCATACCGTCTTTGATCGCAACTAACCATGCGTCTGTGACACAAACATTCATATTTTTTAACCATTCGTTGGGAAAATACGTCTGTCTGCGATATTCTTGGAAGCGGATCTTCTTATTATCTATGAAATTTGCGAGATATGCGTCTGTGTAATATAGAAAACAGTTTTCATTCCAGTAGCTAACGTGTGTTGGATCCTGAAATGCGCCTCTTCCGTCGGTGCTAGGAACTTGAATGAATGCCCAACCACCTGGTGCCAAAACCCTATGTATTTCAGCCATAATTTTATTCTTATCATGTAAGTGTTCTAGTATGTGGCTGGCATTCAATACACCAACTGTGTTGTCTGGAAGTGGTATACCATCATTCAGATCATGAACAATATCTGCATCTTTACGCAAATCAATCGACATGTAGTTTGCATAAGGATTTAATCCACCACCAATATCAACGCACAACAAATTTCTATCTTTAGCATCTTTCTCAGCTAATTTTTGAGCATATTGTGCGTGTAGCTCTTTAGTTTTTTCTTGTATCTCAGCATTTCTTTTGTTTATGGATGTATTGTTTCCTGTTATTCTGTAAATATACAGTGGCTCAGGAATCAAATGCATTTTAGTTGTCAAGTATGTTCTGATACACAATTCATGATCTTCACATACAAACATATCTGGATTATATCCACCAATCTCTTCATAGTGTGATCTTCTCCATGTTCTTACATGATCAGGTGAATACCAAATATACGATAGTGCTTGACTAGATGGACTAAACGAATCCATAACAATAAGTTCTTTGTCTTTCCATGTGAACGATTTGTGTGTCCATCCATGTGTGCTGTCGTATGGAATAAAATTCTTTTGCATATCCCACATCGCACAATTACTGTATACAAATCCAATATCATCATCTTGATATGCCGTATTTAATTTTTCCAAACAAGTTGACACCAACATATCATCGTGATCCAATTCAACAAGAACATCTCCTGTTCCTAAAGAGAACGCAGCTTTCTTGATTGCACCTAAGTTTGGTGTATCGATATATGCATGATACACTTTGACTTTTGGATGTTCCTTGATTATCTTTGGCACAAGTTGTGGCAAAAATTTATTGTTTATAAACAGTATCCATTCCCAATTTACATAAGTTTGCGCACACAAACTTTCAAATGTTTCTAGAAGGAAAGGAATATTGTCTGGATCGTGTGTTGGTGTGATGACACTGAATTTCAAGTTGTTCATGATTCAATCAAAAAAGAATAGGTGGACCAGGCGACCGTCATTGAAGTTCTGTCCAAAATATTGGCCAGCAGAGTGTATGCATCTCGCGTCCATAATAACGAGTCTATTGTATATATTACCCGCAGAATCGACCACATCAAATTTTGTTGAGTCTAAAAAACCACCCGTAAATGCACTATCAATATAAGCATCACTTGAATGTCTTACTCCGTTAATTTTTGAACGATGCAATCTTGTGCCGCTCTCTATTGGAGCGTCCGGCGTTAAATAAATCATCGCGGCCCAAGTTTGGTGATCATAGTGATAAACTTGAGGATCTTTTGCTGTTGTTATTTGAAAACATCCATTTATACCTCCATCAAATTTGGTAAGTTTCTGACCCATGATGGATTCAAATGCCTCTTTTATTCCTATTGGATGGAAGTGTGTCGTAGTTCTAGAGCCTTTGTAATATCTCAAATCTTCTTTGAATTCCATTGTTAGTGCATGTTGCCTGATCGAATCTGGATCTTCGTAAAAGTTATCAACTATGAACATTCTTTTGTTGAAGTTTCGATTTATGTTAAATGGATTAACTAACATAGGCGCAATTTTTGTATTGTTTTGTTGCATAACAAGATTTAATGCTTCATTGTGTAGATTTTGAATTCTATTGCCGCCATCATGATACAAACTTTTATCGATATAGTTCATGTACTTCGGAAAAGGATTGGTTCTCTCAGGCTGCATCATGATGGTGGTATACTTCAACATTTCTTCAAATTTATCGGTATACTTATATTTCTCCGCTAAGAGATATAGATGATCATTTCTTTCTGGCGCAAATTGTCCAGCCAACTGATAACATTCTATAGCAGCATCTCTTTGCGATAAAAACCAATTCGCATCACCCATTAGTAGCAGTGTTAAATATGCTGTCTCATCTATACACAATGCTTTTTTTGTATTTGCAAAATTGTGAGTGTGGTTTAGATATTCCTGGAAGTAGTAAATTGTTCTTCTAGCGTATTCTTGCTTCAGGGATTCACCTAGCGGAAAAGCATTACTGTGATATGAATCATTGTAACTTTTACCAATATACCAGAAATGATACATGTCGGACAACATTGTGTTTTCACGGATCATCTTTTCCTCAAGAATTAGTGCATCACTAATAAATTTTGTAGGTACTGACCAGCTTTGTCCTTCAGTAGATCCAACTTGCCTAAACGATAATGGTAAATTAAATCTATTGAATGCTGCACCTATGCCTTCAATCTCACAATAGCTGGTTTCATGACATGGGTCGTGATTAAAACGCCACGGCATATTTGCGTTCCACATCCACGCTCTATAGTACACACAATTATTTTGAACTGCTGGTATGTGAAATGAATGTTGTGTCTTATCATCAAGTAAAGACCAATCAAAATCATCGTCCACTTCCAGAGTTTCATCACAGTCCATTTTCAAAATCCAATCGCATCCATGATTGATGCTTTGGCAAGTTCGCGTCAAGTGATCTCTGTTCCATCCAAATCCTACCCAGCCCTCTTCAACTTGATAGTAATAGCCTGGAATTTTCTTTTCTTCAAAAAAATCTTTAACTATTTTATCTGTGCCGTCAGTTGATCCATTGTCTTGCACTACCCAAAAATCTATATGTTTGTAACAAGATTCAAGCATTCTCCTAACAACAGAAGCCTCATTCTTAAACATAGTCGTCATTACAATTTTACATTTTTTCATATAGCTCTCTGCTCAATAAGTTTCATAATTTCAGGATTACTTTTTTGTTCCTCAGTTGGTGCAAATAATGCACGACCTCGTTTAGCCGCATTTTCTGACGGCTCACAAAGATAGTACATTGCGATGCTCTTACGATAAACATCTTCTGGGCAGTTTATCGGCTGTGAAAACCCATGCCATGAATTATAGGTTGTATCAAAAATTACCGCGCGATTGAATTTGTTTTCTACAGTTTTTATCAACTCTTTTGGTTGATTCGTTTCTGAATTATGTGACCACATCTCAAGATTACCACCCCATTTTGTGTTCCAGTTTGGTGTGAGATAGAATATAAAGTTGAATCTGCGTTCAAGGCCTAACTTAGGATGAATGGAATAGTCTAAGTGTACATTCAGTTTGCCGCCAGTTGGTTGAATATGCCAGCCCGCGCCGTGTAGTCCGTGATCTGGTATAAGTTGTACACCTGTCATGTCTGATAGACTTTGTACAAACGCTGGTGAATTCAGATACTGAAAAAACTTATATGTTTCTTCGGGAAAATTGTACCAGTTGTTACTTGTTTTCTTTATCTCAATTTCATTGCCATAACTAAACCACTGCTCAGAGTCAAAGCTCATGAATTCATTTGACAATTTGTGAGCAATTTCATCATCTACAAAATTATCTATTACATAATGTGGGTAAGGATCATTATAAAATTCCATTTTTGTTCACATCATAAAAATTAAAATACGAATCACTCAATTCCCATTTCCTTGCGAATTTTAGTTGCTGAAATTGAATGTACTTCTTCGGTAAAAACTTCTTGTTCTATCTTATAGCCAACGTCCCGACCATATGTAATATTTACGATATTAGGAACAACTTGAATTTCATATTGACCTTGATATACAGGATCCAAATCTCTTCGAATATAGTTCTTAACTTGCTCGATTGCAAATGGATTTGATCCGTTCCAACCTTGACAATCTCTAATCTGTATAACTACTTGTCCAGTCTTCATGATTGCTCTGTCAAACAATGCTCTGTGTCCTGGATGCCATGGTTGCCAACGACCTAGCATCTGCACAGTTTCTTTTTGCCAATCGAATCTTGGTCTGCGGCGATTTTCTAAAATGTGATTGCCGATAAGCTCAACCCATTTTTCTGCGTTCTGTTCAGTAACTCTAAAGTCATAAACATCAGGCGGAACAAATGCTTTATTCGTATCATCATATCTGCCTGCATCAATTGTGTCCATCCAAATTGTCCAATCTGCTTTAAAATTGTGACGCATTTCTGGTAGAGGTGCAACAAAATCGCAAATAACGAAATCACCAGTACACCTCATTGCAAATTCGAACATTCTTATACTTTGACGAATTCGACCTTCACGACTGAAATCCCAATCATTAAATCTTTTTCGCACTTCATCCGCATTAAACCAATCTACAGAAACTTTTAGTGTTGTATGATCTGGAATACCCTCATAATTTAATAGTTTATCTGGATTTACTTTAAAAAGATCGCCGTTATCTTCGAGATATTTTTTAAGTTTTTCTGCGAGATATGTTTTTCCCGAACCAGGAAGACCCATTACTAGAATTTTTTTCATAATCTTACGATGTCCTTTTCTTCACATAATTTACCATATTGAATTTCAATGATGCACAGCTTTTCGTCCGTATCTGCTTTGATCATGTGCCATTGACCAACTGAAACATGATGTGTTTCATGCTTATATATAGTCTTCAGTTTCATGATGTTTTCACCGTCTATTGTGTATATTGTTCCTGCACCAGATTCGATGAACCAAAATTCATTTCTTCTCAAGTGATATTGCATCGAAATTGATTTACCGGGTTCGATCACCAATCTTTTGACCTTTGACTCTTTGGTGTCATAGTAGGTCTTTGAATCTCCCCAAATTCTTTTTTCAGTTGATTGATTCCAATCATACAATAAAGAACTGGAACTATTTTTTTTATTTTGGCCGCCTATACCGAATTGAAATGATACTCTGGGGTGGTCACGAAAAACTTCCAGTTCGGGAATATTTCCTTCTGTTCTGTCGCCGCCATTGACAAAAATAATTTTGTTTTTAGGAAACAAATTCATAACCTGTCGAATGGCATCCGATGCTGTGTCATCTGAGTCATCAAAATCAATTACACATAAAATGTCTTTAAACTCATCGAGAACGGCTTTACGCTCTTCGAAAGTTAAAAATGACTTACCTTTTTTACGTGCAAGCCATTCGTCCGAGTTTAAACCGATTACGACTCTACCCAGTTTTCTTGCTTCTTTAATGCAAGAAATGTGTCCACTGTGAATTGGATCAAAACCACCTGTAAAAATAACAATATTGTCCATAATATAAATCAGTTTTTAAACTGTGTTTTCGTCCGCAGGCCAAATATCTTCGGCAAGTTTTGCTTCACCAGTTGTAATTGCTGCGGTGAGGTCAGCAATATCTTCACCAGAATCGATTATTTCCTGATCGGCAACAACCAGCTTTAGATGTGAAACGTTACGATCAATATTTCCTTTGGCATTTTTGTTTGGTGTTCCGCCGGCATTCAGTTTTTCGATTTCATCTGTAATGACCCAAACGCTGTCTCTAGCGGATCGAATAGTGCCTCGAATTTGTTCGATTGTGCGTGGTGTTTCCATTTTTATGCTCCTATTAGTTTTTCATTATTTGTTGATGAGTTATTATCAACATCATCCGTTACAGATTCTTGATATGTTGTATCGCCGGTATTTATATCTTCTTCAATTGATCTCCAAAATTCAGAACCTTCACAGGCTTTAAGTATTGATTCTGGAAGAATTTCTTCTGGATTAATTCCCGATTTTCCTACCGATTTGCGAATGTCGTGCATGTCTGAAAATCCATAAACTTCAGCATCATTTTCTTTATGCACATTTTCTAAATTTTCATAATCGTGTGCTTCGTAATATTCTTCACCAAGGAATTCATATAACTTTCGCATAGTTGCTTCAGTATTTGTAACTAGGTCCTCGTACTCCACAAAATGAAGGTTCTTTTGTTTGCCTTCCATCAATGCTTGTTTGAGACCAGTATAGCTCTGTCCAACAATTCCCATTTCGGACATAAGTAGTTGGCAACGATTTTCATCAGTGAGTGAAATATTCGACTTTACTAGCATCTCATCGAGAAAGTTTATTTTACCATTCACCTCATAAGGATTTCTCTTGTGCATTGCGATGAATGAAGATAAGATTTCAGAGGTGTTTCTTACTGGGCAAATAATTTTAGCTTCACGGCCGAAGTATCCTGGAATATAATGAATACGGTTGACCCATGACCGATTTTTGTCAAAGATTACCGGCTTCTCAACATCACTATAATAGTGTTTAATCACATTTGCGATAATTTGTCCAGCTTGTTCATTTTTTGGAAATGCTCGGAAAAGTTCATCTTGAGATATTTGTTGTTCTAACATGATCATCAAACCAGTTACTGGAGAACTGGGACCAGAATAAAATCGTGGATTTTGATTCAAAATCGCAGAGAGCATTGTGCTACCTGAACGAGGTAGTCCTGCCATAAAGTAATAAGTCTTCTCTTGTGTGCGAGCCATTTCTTCACGGATAATTTCTTTAATCATTTCTTTCATTTCACATTGTCCTTTTCATTGTTTATCAACAGAATCTATGATCTTATTTATGTCGTATAGTTGAGTTGTTTCTGTGTATGGATACTCAACCTCATTCCCATTGAAATCGAAGTCAAACAAATAGCTCCCTGGAAGTTTAAAATCATAAGGAACATCTGTTGTAATATTGTCGTGCAAGTCATAGCCGAATACTTTGGGACTTGTTCCGTTCCACAATACGGTAGACTTGCGATTCATTGCCGCAGCCGCATGTTGTAAACAGGAATCAATTAAGATCCTTTTTTTCGCATGAAGTAAAACACTAAAAAATTCCATAAGGCTGAGAACTTTTGTTGGTGTTCCATAGATGTGTTCTGCGCCGATCAACTTTACCGAATTCATTTTAGTTACTTGATAGATATGATAATCATTCTTGTAGTGATCAACCAATTTTTGAGCAACATCTTCTGGCATATCACGGGTCCAAGAATGTGATTTTGCATCTGGTGACATTGGACCACCATTTGTCTGTATCAACATTATCGGTTTCTTACGATTCCAAAATTGTTTTGATACATCAAACTGGAGTTTATTAAATTTTAGCTCAGGCTTCTCACCTGAATAGGCGAGTCCATACAACTCACACCAGTTTGGTATAAGTGATTTTCTCTTATGAATATGATTCGTGGTATAGTAAGGCTCATGATGAAAAATTATCGAATCTTTTTCATGAATGTATTCTTGGTAAAAATATTGTGTTGCACCTATTTGATACACTCTATCAACGAACGGAAGGTTAATGAATATGTCTGTATATGCACAAACAATAATCAGTTTACGATCTGGGTGGTTGTTTTTAATTGCTCTTGCAACTGCGGTTGCGGCGATATGTTTACCAATTCCACCTTGAATGTGAAATATACTGTATTTTTGGTTGCTCATTTATTCATCACTCTTTCTAATACTGTAAAACCATTATTATTTGTTTTATATATCTTGAATTTCCAGTGCGGATTCTTGATAATAAACTCTATGATTGCCGATAAAAG